CCAAAACATTCAAAAACGGAATTTGTCGCCTGGTTTATTGCAAGACATTGCAATAAGGCATTGCAACATATTGCATTTGCAATACTTCCATCAGTCTCGTTTTTATGGGGCTGATTTTTTATTTCTCTATTATTCAGCGACTTGCCATGTTTTTATGTGGCAATATGCTCCATTGGTCCATGTTTTGGCCTATATCATAATGAAACCTGTTGCGCAACACGGTGTAAAAAATGGAATTATTACACTAAAAACAGAATTCATTATGATACAGATAGACAGGGAGACATTCCAGATGATGCTCCATCAGATAATGGAACGGTTTGACAGGATAGATGACAGACTGAACCGCATGAACAGGCAGACGGCCGCCCTTGAGGGTGACAAACTGCTCGACAACCAGGATATGTGCGAACTCCTTGGCGTTACGAAACGCACCCTTGCACGCTACCGCCAGAAGAAACTCGTCACCTACTACATGATTGACGGACGTACCTATTACAAGGCTTCGGAAGTCCAGGACTTCCTGAGCAGGAAAGGAAAGGTACTTCCGGCAAAAATTAAAAAGGAACTCGGTATTCAATTCTAACAAAACGGCAGTATGGAAATTATATGTATGGAAAAACAGACCTTTGACGAATTGGTTGTCCGTCTCAGCATGATCGAGAAAAAAGTCACCGGTATATGTAGTCAGACCAAAGACGCGGCACTGAAAAAATGGATGGACAATCAGGAGGTATGCGAGATTCTCCGCATATCAAAGAGAACGCTTCAGGTATATCGTGAGAAAGGACTGTTGCCTTTCACCCGGATCAAGAACAAGTTCTTCTACAAGCCGGAAGATGTGCAAAACATGTTGGAATCAAGTTATCACCCACAAAAAAGAAAGCCATGAGTTACGATCTTATAAACAGAAAAGACCCGAGAATTGATACTATTTTCAAAGGGCTGGAAAACATGGAGCGTATGATAGACGCAATAAGGACGGCTCCGAGACCCGCATTCCACAGTGATTATTTCCTCACGGACGAGGAACTTTCAAAGCTGTTGAAAGTAAGCCGGCGTACCTTGCAGGAATACCGGACCCTCGGCGTGATACCTTACTACCTTGTGCAGGGAAAAGCCCTTTACAAAGAGTCAGACATACAGAAAGTTCTTGACGACGCATATAAAAGATGCAGGGAAGAACAGCGATGGGTATGAAACAATGCAAAAGAAACGGCCTCGTTACAAGGTCGTTTCTTTATTTTCTGATAGCTGGCTTTGGGATTTTCGTCTCTGTTTCCTTACTATAATATCCTCCTCATATAAGCCGGATGTTTGGCTTAGACCAGCTGCCTTCAGACGTTTCATGTCTTCATCTACTTTCTTGTCGGTGACTTTAGCATAAAGCTGCGTAGTTTCAATTCGCATATGGCCCATCATTTTACCGACCGTTTCAATTGGAATGCCCATTGAAAGAGTTATATGAGTTCCGAAATTGTGTCGCGCCATATGGAATGTGAGTTCAAAACCGTATACCTCACCTAACTTACGGGTAAGCATAATGAAATACTCACGCTTGTATAAATTGAAAACCTTGTCATCATGACGCTGTTCCCGATACTTTTCAATTATCTTCAACGGAATATCCAACAGCCGTACAGAAGACAATGTCCCTGTTTTCTGACGTTGGATATGAATCCACCACGAACCATCCTCAGATTGTATAATATCATTAACAGTCAGTCTTTTCAAATCTGCATAGGCAAGTCCGGTAAAGGTGGAGAAAATGAACATGTCTCGGACAAACTGAAGCTGTGGCTTCTCGACCGGGGTTGTAAGCAGTGTCTTCAGATCTTCCAATTTCAGATGACGACTTTTCCGTTTGGGTAATTCCGGATGAAGACGACAGTAAGGATCGCGGCGTATTGTTCCCTGACTGACAGCCCTCATAGTCATCTTCTTCAGTCTATAAAGGTGTTCATGTACTGTCTTCGGACTTAAGTTCCTGTTCGTCCTGAGAAACAGTTCAAAGTCATCATAAAAAACACGATCAAGATTCCGTAAAAGAACATCCTCTATACCACGTTTTTCCTGCACAAAAGCAGAAAGGTGCTTATATGAGCGCAAGTAGGAATCATAACTTTCCTTTATCCGATCCACCCCGATACGCTTCTTGAACTCCTCGTTATGCTCTCTGAAAAGAGCCAGCAGAGTTAGCGGTTTCTGACCGACTCCCATCACAGCATTCTTTACCTGCTCTGCCGTAATAAATCCCAGACTGTTCTTAATCCGCCTATAATGCTCCTTGATTTCTTTTGTCAGATCATCAATGGCCCGGTTGACGGTAATAGCATTCTCACTGCGGCCGTCAGCCCGTCCCTTTTCCGGATTCCAAACGGCAGGATTGACAGACACTTTCGTTCCTATCTGTTCCCATTTGGCATCTATGCTTATCTTGCACAGCAGCTGACATGTTCCGTCTTTACGGATTTTGGTACGGTTTATATAAAACAATATCGCAAATGTACTGCGACGTTTGATTTCCATATTATCAGTATTTCTTTTCATAATCCTATTTTTTGCCATTATCAAATAACTACAGAAAACCTCTCAGCAATTTTTTTATCCAATGCTTTTGTATCTGTATCTATCTTATTGTCTGTAACCTTTGCATAAAGCTGTGTAGTGCCAATTCTGCTGTGTCCCAACATCTTGCTGACCGTTTCAAGTGGTACACCATGGGAAAGGGTGATTTCGGTCGCATAGGTATGACGGGCCACGTGGAAGACCAGCTTGCGTTCTATGCCACAGAGTACGGCTATCTGTTTCAAATAATGGTTCAACGAACTGTTGGAATACATAGGAAGAAGTTTTCCCTCAGGAGCCACATCCCGGTACTTTTCAATGATATGAAGCGGCAATTCCATAAGCGGTATTTCAAAATCTACACCGGTTTTCTTGCGTGAACTCCTAATCCACCAAGTGCCATCTTCAGCAAGGGAAAGATTCTCATTTGTCAGCATACACATATCGCTATAAGGAATACCAGTATAGCAGGAAAACAAAAACAAATCCCGTACATGATAAAGGGTGCGACTATGCAAAGGGGTGGTCATGATTCTGTTCAATTCCTCTGTTGTAAGATATTTTTGTTCCGGTTGCGGATGTGTCGGTTCATAACCCACAAAAGGAAACGCTGTAATGATACCGTCCGCAATCGCTTCTCCGACAATTGTTTTCAGCCTTACAGTAAGATTTACAATCGTTCCTGGAGCTAAATGACATTCCGTACGCAAATGCAAATCGAATTTTTCAATGAAAGAACGGTCTAATGCTGCAAAAGGAATGTCTGACAACTTGTATTGTGACTGTAAGAAACGAACCAGATGATCATAGGAATTTCGATAACCGTTCAAGCTGCTTTCCGTCCGGTTAATCCCAACACGTTTCTCGAAATTTCTCATGAAAAGCCTGAAATAGCTTAACAAGGTTTCCTGTTCCGAAGCCATTCCCAAAAGCTGGTGTTTTACTTCTTCTGCAGTAACAACTTCACGGTTTGCGGATTGTTCCGCATAGATACTGAAAGCAGCTGCACGTATTTCATCCAGCCTGTTATTTATGTCTCGGGCCGCAGCGCTTTTCCCACAGGCACGTCCAGATAACCACAAAGACTGTGGCACACGAAGCTTAACACTGAATGCTGTTTCAGAGTACTTGCCGACAATAAGCCGTGCCATTACGGGACAATTTCCCTTGGCATCCGCCTCGCTCTTTTTAAGGTAGAACGAAACCTTTACATCTGTTTGATTCATAATCTGTTCCATTGTTTGCAAAATTAACGGAGACAGAGTTAATCATCGGCATGTAAAATATCGTCAAACATAGACAAAGCTATCACCATTGACTTCCGGAACCTATATTTTTCATATCTCAAAAAAAATAAGTACCTTCGCTAAGCCAAAATGATGAAACTGCGTTCTTTACGGTCGGAGCAGAAAGGATTTTCAAACAACTCCATACAACTGGAATGGGCAACGGATAGGTAGCAATTTTTCTGCTTAACTATTCAAAAAACGGCTTCAAAGCACACATTTACAAATGCGGAATAATGCTGCGTATCTCCCTGAAAGCCCAATAGTTTACATTATTCTTCCTAAATCCATCCGAAATCGGGCGAGTTTCGCTATCTTTGTATCTGAAAAATTATCAAACATAAAATGAATACGATAAAGAAACTTACCCGTCCCCGCAACGGCCGCATGTTAGGCGGCGTATGCGCAGGTATAGGTGAATATTTAGGTATAGACCCTACCGTGGTCCGTATCATCTTTGTACTGCTCGGGACAATAGGCCTCAGCCCGCTGGTTTATTTAGTCCTTTGTTTTGTAATCCCGGAATCTTATTAAAGAATCGATTTCAATGGACTTTAAACTCATTTCACCTTATCGTCCGACAGGGGACCAACCGGAGGCTATCGACGAGTTAAGTCGGGGAATATTCGACGGGACTCCCTATCAGACTCTATTGGGTGTAACCGGGTCAGGAAAGACATTCACTATGGCGAATGTAATCGAGCGGGTCCAGAAGCCGACTCTCATTTTAAGCCACAACAAAACTCTGGCCGCACAATTATATAATGAGTTCAAAAGTTTTTTCCCCGAAAATGCAGTAGAATATTTCGTTTCATATTACGACTATTATCAACCGGAGGCTTATATACCCTCAACCGACACTTATATTGAAAAGGACTTAGCCATCAACGAAGAGATAGACCGGTTGCGTCTATCCACCACATCGGCCCTTCTTTCGGGTCGTAAGGACGTTATCGTGGTATCTTCGGTTTCATGCCTATACGGTATAGGGAATCCCGAGGACTTTCACAGCAATGTCATCGACATAAAGGTTGGCGACAATATCGGAAGGAACCGACTATTGCGACATTTCGTCGATTCGCTGTACTCCCGTAACGAGATAGAACTGAATCGGGGTAATTTCAGAGTGAAGGGCGACACGGTAGACATTTATCTCGCCTATGACGACGTGATTGTCCGTATCGAGTTCTGGGGCGAAGAAATCGAGTCGATACGTACCATAGACCCTGCGACGGGAAACAGCACGGGGACATTCGATACTTACAAAATTTTTCCGGCTAACCTATTCGTCACGACCAAAGAGCGAATAGACAAAGCTATCGGAGAAATAGAAATCGATCTCGGCAAACAAGTAGAATTTTTCAAATCTATCGGAAAAAACTTAGAAGCCAAACGGCTTTACGAACGGGTGACCTACGATGTGGAGATGATTTGGGAAATAGGCCACTGTTCGGGGATAGAAAACTATTCCCGATATTTTGATGGCCGAGAAGCGGGAACCAGACCTTTCTGCCTGCTCGATTATTTTCCCAAAGACTTCCTGACGATCATCGACGAGAGCCATGTGACCGTACCACAAATCCGAGCGATGTACGGAGGCGACCGATCCCGCAAAATGAATTTAGTAGAATACGGATTCC